TGGTGTTGGCACATATGTTTGTGCAGTTTTCAATGTAGTTTTAAAAACACTGCTGTAGTTAATTCCTAAACTAATTATTAAAAATATAAATAACAATACTAAAAATAAAATTATTGGTTTCATTATAAATATACTATAAAATAAAATTGATATAAGTTTAATTTATTTAACTTTGTAAATAATGCTTTGGTTAATTTTTGATACCGAAACTACTGGTTTACCACCTAAAAACAAAATATTATCTAAAGAGAATCTTCAAGATTGGCCACATATTGTACAGCTTAGTTTTATATTATTCAATACCGAAACCAAAAAAATTACAGAATATGACTATATTATTAGTGCACCTGATATACCAGAAGAATCAACCAAAATTCACGGAATTACTAAAGAAATGAATAAACAACAAGGATTTTATTTTCCTTGTATATTTGATTTGTTCAATCTTTGTTTAGATCTATGCGATTTAGTAATAGGACATAACATATCGTTTGATATTCAGATGTTAACTGCACAATGTTTACGACATGATATTTCCTTTTCCATGAAAAAACCAATTATTTGTACAATGAAATCAACAACACAAATGTGTAATTTACCTCGTATGAAATGGCCAAATTTAAACGAATTACATTGTAAACTTTTTAAAGAAACTGTCCCCTATTTACATAACTCCATCATTGATGTTATTGTATGTTTACGATGTTATTACTGGATTGTATACAAAATAGATTTATTTGAAATAAAAAAAATATATAAAGTTCGTGTGCCAACAATTAAATTAGAATAAATTACAATTTTTTAAATATAAAAATATAATATGGGTAAAAATGATAAAAAAGATAAAAAAGATAAAAAGGATAAAAAAGATGATAAACCAGCGCCAATAGACAATAGTGCTTATTATAATGCATTGCGCCTACAACAACAACAAGAACAACAACGAAGAGAAAATGCAATACTATTCCAACAACAAGCATATCAACAACAAGAACAACAATCACGCCTACAACAAGCACAAGAACAATTGAGACAAGAAGCAGCACAAGAACAATTGAGACAAGAACAAGAACAAGCACGACAACAAGCACGCTTACAACAAGAACGTCTACAACAAGAACAAGAACGTATACAACAAGAACAAGAACGTCTACAACAAGAACGACAACAACAAGAACGTCTACAACAACAACGTCAAGAACAAGAACGGCTAGAACAAGAACGACAAGAAGAAGAACGATTACGCTCTAAAATGACGCTTGATGAAAAATTAAATCAAATTGAAGAAACAAACCAAAAACTAATGACACAAAGTCCTGAAGAAATTCGTGAAGAAAAATTAAAAGAATTAAATAATAAATTGTTAACAGCCAGATCTACCTATGAAAGTGCTCCACAAGTATTATCCAATGCAGAAAAAGAATATTATGAATATAAAGATGGTACCGACTCTTATAATTTACAACAAATGAATAAATACAAAAGAGAAGCTGCCGATTTAAAGACAGATATGGCAGATAAACACGATGAATCTATGCAAAAATCTCTTCAAACTTTAGCATATTATGATTCACAAAAATCATTCATTGAAAATATTAACGAAATACAATTGGCCATTTTAACAAAAATAAAAAATAAATTAAAACAAATTAATAAAGATAAAATAGATAAAAGCACAAATGATCGTAAATCATATTATATTATTCAAGAACAAGAAACGTTTGAATTTTGGTTACAAATATTGAATCATGCAATCATTGCATTTGCATTTACCTATGTTTATTATTGTGTTTTTGAAAACATGATAAATAAATATACCTATATTGTTCCAGTTATTGCCATTATTATTGTTTTTTATTTAGAAACGGTTATAAAATTAATCTATTCTATTCCAGTATCGGTCAATGTATACGCGTCTTGGGGAGAAGAAAATACAAGTTCCTTTTCAACCATGATATGGGTTGGCGTAATATCTACCATTATATATGTTGCAATAAAATATAATAATGACAAAATAAATGCGGTTGTTGAACCTACCAATTATTATACTTTGATTATGGTTTTTTTGGCAATATCTATTATATTAACTATTATATTAAACATTGGGTTTTATTTAAAATTTTAAAATTACTATATAGTATGCATTCCCATCATTTACTTGATTTATTTAATTGGATATGGATAATTGTATTAATTTTAGTTATTTTTGGTATTATTTCAAAACCAAATTTATACGATGAAATCAGTTTTGTTGTAAAAATAATTATTTCTATTGTTTTAATTTACAAATTTAATGATTTTAGATCACTACATACATTTACTGAATTAGATAAACGTTTTTGTTTTATGGCAGGAACAAATTTATTTATGCTTACTTGCGGTGATTACATTAATAATTATATAGGTAATGTTAAAAATGTTTTAAAAATTGATTTGTAATATTGTTTCTTGTATACATACAACTATGCCTACCATTGTTAGCTGGGAAGTTTTTGGTAAATCTGCTCGTGTTTGTCGTGATGAAATGCCAGATTTAATTTTATCTATTGGAGATTGTTTTACATTTAACTATGAAATTGTAAAACGATCTGATGATGACATATGTGTACTTAATGGATTCACTGGATACAAAGACCAGTCTGGACCAATTGGATTTACGTATTTGCCTTGGCGTGTGAAAGAAAATCGGTGGGGAAGTGAACGATGGACATTGCGCGGAAATTCACGCCACATTATATGTATGCCATGTGGGATTGCACATCAAGGTCACCATATTGATTGGGCTTCCTTTCGGATTGTAGATGAAATTGAACATCCAGATTTCAAATCGTATATAAATAAATTTAAAACTAACGAATAAAGTCATCGGATGCTTTTACCAATGCTTTTGTAATTTCTGGTTCCATGACAGTATGTCCTCCTTTGACGATTTCAAAATGACACGTAGTAAACATTTTTTTTAGTTTATATGCCATGTGGAATGGCGTAACAATATCATATCGGCCATTTACAATATAACACGGCAAATGTTTTATTTTGTACATATTTTTATAAATTATGTTTTTGGGAACGAAATAATGGTGTTGTTCATAGTGGTTGCCAATAACTGCAATCGTTTCTTTTTCATGTGCAGATTCTTTTGCGGGTGTGCTAAAAATGGCGTGAGTTCCATTATCTTCACTTAACAAATTCAACAATTGTTTTCGCGTTTTATTCTTCTTTGGTAATTTTAAAACCCGATTTGTTTTACGGTATCGTTCTGAATCTTTATCCGTTTTTAATTTCAATAATGTATCCATTTTTTCTTTATTATCTGCGAATAACGAATCCATGACACATGTATCTGTACTTAAATCATATATTCCCCGTATGATTAATCCAGTTGTGCGAGCTGGGTGAGCCTGAGCATACAATAACGCCAATGAACTTCCCCAACTCCCACCTGTAACTAACCATTTTTCGCATCCAAGCCATTCTCGTATTTTCTCCATGTCTGAAATTAAATGTTGAGTTGTATTTTTTTCGGTATGGTACGATGGTTTTGAATTTCCGCATCCACGTTGATCAAACATGATAATGTTATATTTTTTGGGATTATAAAGGCGGCGTACATGCGGATTGATGCGATCCCCTGGCCCACCATGTAAATAAACAACAGGATATCCTTTTGGATTACCCGAACATTCAATATAGAGAGTTACATTTTCACCTGAAGAAAGTGTATCTACCTGTAAGTGTTTTGTTACGTAAGGTTTTATTTTTGGATACATATATATTCTATTTTATTTTATTATATCAAACAATTCTTCTATTTTTACTTTAATTTGTGCGTATTTGGATGTTAAATCTAGAGAATAGAATTGCACAAAAACCGAACACAACAAATATCCAACGCTATATAATGATATATAAGTAACACCTTTTGAAAAAGGCAATAAACTTACAATTATACAATAACAAGTAGAAACAAAACGTAGGCCTAATTTTAAAACGGAATATTCTGACTTTGTAACAAAGGGTTCAAAATACATTGCAAATGCGACACCAAAGAATGGTGCTAAATCATAGAGTGTCATGCTTATTTTTTTGTAATCTATGATAAAAAATAATATCAAAAAAGAATATAATAATGAATGTTCGTATGGTGGAGCAAATGCATTATTATTGCCTAAATTATTTAAACTATTGATAATGACTTGAATAATAAAAAATAAAGGTTCGGATAAACAAACGATTGTAAATGTAATATAGTGTATTCCTTTTAAGAATTCTAGATTAAACTCGGTTTTATACTCTGCCAATTTTTCATTATCATAAATGTCATCGTATAATTTGGCAAACAATCCCGCTATAATTGCAAGAATATAGTTTTGTATATTTTTAAACATATTTAGTACACGTTTAAAAATAGTCAAGTTTAAATGTATAATTAAAAAGAAAGATTTGTTCCTATATCACTTCCTGTTGTCTCTCCCATCATTCGTTTACGCCATCCAGGATACATTCTTGTAAGTAAATGTTTATCATCCTCACATAAACTATCGCGTAATCTCCTATCATAAAAATGGAATGCCCGACAATTTCGTCTATTATCTTCTAATGTTTTTTCTCCAATTATTCCTCCTCCTCGCTTTCTACTTTTTCGGTTTTTTCTTAAATTTCGTTTTGTTCTATTTCGGAATGCCATATATAGATGCATTATTTTTTTTAAAATAAATTAGTCCAACATTTAATACAGTTAATGTAATAAATTCAATGGTTTCTACACGCATTTAATGTTAACTATTTTATTGTTTTTAAATAAAATTGAAAATTTATTTATTCTATATCTGGACAAAAAATGTTTCGCCTACTTGCCTTTCTTCCATTGACGGCATCGTATTACATAAATTCAGATATATCCCAACCATTTCCCGTTAAATTCTGCGGATCATATTCCATGATAGCATGCACCAATCCCACTTATATTGGTGCTGAATTATTCGTAGATTATAATGCAATTCGCTTTACACCAGTTAAAAAATATGGATTTGTTCACGTTAAAAAAAATTTGTACGGATCCGTATTTTTAAAAGACTACAACAAAACCAAAATTGTATGGCTACCAAGTGTTAAATACGATTTTGAAACCCAAATTGTTCCGCGAATTACGTTTCCAGTAAAACATAAGTGTTCTAAACTAACTGTAACGTATAGCATTGATCCCAGTTATAATTGGATTACCGTACTGGATAAAAATGAACAATATGTATTTCGCAGAAATATAGTGGTTGTTCCCAAACCCGATTCCATCTTGAAAATATTTTTAACACAATTATTATTTGATATTATCATACGAAATATTTATCATTGATTTTCCTTTATGATTTGATTTGACATACCTTCTAATTCAAACAAGTGTTTAATACTATCATAATAGTCAAACATTTTGGTGTATTGTTCGTTGTCAATCGCTAACAGTTTATTTTCTAATTCATGAATTTGTGAAACATGTATAGAAATACAGAGCTTACTATAATCAATAACGGATTTAAACGGTAACCATTCTTCATCATTCCATAGATAAATAGGAATGGTACCTAATTGAAAACATTCAAAAAACCGGAAAGAACCTCTCCCGTATCCTCTAGGAGCCAAAGCAAATTTAGAATCAATTGTAGTTTCAATAAAAACATGTTGCAATTGTTTATTGACGTCTGGAGTCCATCCACCAGAATGAATTAATTTAAAATTTATATTATTTTTTAATTGGTTGAACATTTCTTGTCGTACGTTTGGAGTAATATGGTTGGATGTAATGTTGCCTACAAAGGAACAAAGAATTGTTTTTTCGTTAAATGACTTTTTGGGCATAGTCACAAGAGTGTTTTTCTTATCTTCATAAATTAAAGGTATAGGTATGTTACCAGAACAAGCACCATACACAATTGTATTTTCAGGCAATGAAAGCAATGGTCCATCATCATATTGAACAATGGTAAAGTACCCATGTTCAGATGGGTTTTCGTCTATCCATTGATTTAGAACTTGTTGCATTTCTTGTTTTTTAGATGGGAACCAATTTTCAATTTGAAAGTTTGTCCATTTGACTGGAATGTATCTCCTTTTACAAACAGGTTGTTCCTGAAGAAATTTACTATAAAAATATTCTTCTAAATACAATCCATTTTTGAATGGTGGATATGTATCTTTATTCGGACATTGAAATAACGAGTTAGATAACATTAAATTAATTGGTTAAATATATTAAAAAATATAAACTTATTAATAAATGAAAGAAACTATTTTTTATTTAGAAGGTAGAGGAGGAATGTACTTATATCATTTTATTGTTTATAATTTAGGTGGATTATATTATATAATAAATAATATATAGTTTAAATTTATTAACAAATAATATTATAAATAATATACTATATATATGTTACATAAATTAAGACATTACATTTTTATTAATCCAAATAATGTTCATGCAAATGAACATGAAAATTTAAATGTAATTAAACGAATACATAAATATCATTATAATAAAGGTGAAATAGTTAAATATTGGTTTTATGATGATATTTATAAATTATTACAAGAATATGATTCCGAACTTGCGGAATTATT